GTTTTATATTGTCTTTTAGGTATAAATAATTTTTTAATAAATTTAAACATTATATTTTTTGCATTTCCGGATTAGTTGATAAGATATTTTTTTCCGCTCTAGGTCTAGCATTAGAATCTTTACTTCTTTTTCTAAGCTGGGCTATTGCAGATTCTTTTAATTGTTTTTCTTTCTTTAATTTTTCTAAGTCTCTTGCTAAATTCATTTTTTACCGCCTTTAAATATTTGCGTTCCCTTAATTCCATATATACTTGCCACGACAAGAATCCAAAGATTGGTAAACCATTTTGGTAATTCTGAAAACATTTCAAAAAATAATTTTACTTTATCCATTGCTGTTGGATCATCACTTACGACTGCCCAGGCCAGGATTGCTATGGGCAAACTTAGTATTATCAAAACTGCCTCGTCCTTCCAATCTGACTGACGGGCCTCTAAAAGTTTTCCCTGGTAAGCTTCTTCTCCAGAAGCCATACGAGATGCGTGCATTAACTGTGCATCTGACATTGCCATTTTAGTTTTTTGTTTATTAGCATAAATTTTTGACCCTGCAGATACTGCAAGTTTAATAGCTTGAAACCACATTATCTACGTCCTTTGTGAGCACTGTTTTTCATAAGGCTACCATCAGGCATTTTATGATAACCTGATTTTATTTCTTTCTTACTTCCTTTATGTAATTTAACTGGAGGTACTTGAGAGTTAGGTCCTCTTTTTGGTGGTGGTCCATATCGTACTCCACCAGATAACCCATTAGCATTTACTTTAGATGCCCCTCCAATATTATATTTTTTAATTTTTGTTTTCATTTCTTTTTCTCTGTCTAGCAATCTCAAGCTTCTCTTCTGCAATTCTAATTCTCTCTGCTGCTTGATCTTCATTATTTTCTAGTTTCATTTTTTCTAAATCAATTTTTTCATCCATTTCATTTTCTCTAATTTCATTACCATTCATATCTTGCTCTGCTTTTCTTTGAAGGTCCACTGCTTTTAAATCTAGTTCTCTTTCTTTTAATGCAACTAGTGGATCTTTTTGTTGACCCATAGATTCACTCTTAGCAAGTTCTGTTGTTATTTCTGCAACTCTTCTTGCAATCATAGAGGCCATTCTTATTTGTGCAGCTTGTGGGTCTTGTTGTAACATCTGTTGTACATTAGGATCTTCTTGAACCATAGCCCCTACTTCACCTTGAGCTTTTAGTGAAACGTGCTCCGAGATATGTGCTTGTAGAGCTGAGTACACTTGAGGATTAATTTGAACCATTCTTGTTTGCATAAATGCTACATGAGCTGTTATATGAGCATCATGGTCTTGATCCGGAAATGCTTTTAATGGTTTTTGCATTAATGATTCCATATTTTCTGTAGCAGGATCTTTTGGTATTGGTTTTTCTTGTGGGACAAGCAATTGATCTATGTCCTGTGTACCTAATGCTTCATATACTCTACGATATGCTTCTCTTAAATTGTGCATCTGAGGGTTCGACATTGCAATTTTTAAATTTTCGTTAGCAAGTGTTACTCTTTGTGACATGCTCATAATGTTAGGATCAGCAACAGGGATTACATCTACTCTATCATCAAAATCAGTTCTTTTTACTGCTTGATCGGCTCCATAAACTGCATAAGGATAAATTGGCGGTAAGTATGTACCAAATACTTTAGATAAAAGTCTAAATTCTCTACGCATTGAGTAGTAACATCTTTTGTGTATAGCAGTCATGACCCTTGAACCACGTTCCAACATTGCAACGGTAGTTCCAACAGATCTATTTTGTGAGTCATTACCAGTATCCATATTAGTAATTGCTGCAAATTTTTGTCCTGCTTGAACAACAAAGCCCATTAACTGGTAAAGTGTAGCTGAAGGTTCTTTAAAAGGTAAAATTTGAAACTGGTCTTTAATATTACCCCCAGGTGCATCTACATCTCTAAACTCTCCTGGTTGAAAAGGTTGGTCGTCATCTCTAATTCTTATTCCTCTAGACTTAAAACCAGCGGGTAAGTTAGATAATGTACCTGCATCTAATAATTGTCTTAATGCTTGAGTGGCAGTTCTGCTTAAGCCACCAATCATATGAGTTAAGCCAAAGCCATAGAAGCCTAATCCTGGTAAAAATTTAAAATGTACAAAATATTCTTTTCTTTTTTTATTCTCATCCATTATGTCATAGTTACGGTAGATAGATAAAACTTCTCCAGAGCCTTCATCAATTGTAATAATGTAAGGAACCTTAACTTGTTTTTCAGGGTTCTGCATTTCAAACTCTTCTAAATTACAATCAACGTGCATCTCAAGAACGGAGTATGAATATTGTTTATCTGTTGAGGGTGTTACCCCTTCTAGCTCTTGATATTTTTTTTCAATTTGTGTAGGGCCTGCTGATGTTGGTTTTAACTCTATATCTCTGTAAAATCCTGATGCTTGTTTTTTAAGTATTTCATTTTCTCCCATTTTAATAACATGAGTAATTCTTTCACATTCCATTAAATCACTTGCATAATATGGGACTACCAATTCTTCTGCTGGAATAAATTTAGATACTGCTCTTTGCATTACTTCATCGTAGTAAACTTTTTTAAATGCAGATCCCGCTAATGCTAAATAAAATAACAACTGATCAAATTCCGGAGTGTACTCTTCCATCTCTTCGGTAATCATATAGTTCATAAAATCTTGAACACGTTGTGCTTGATTAATTTTTTCATTATCTTCCACCCCAAGAACTCTAGTTCTTACTGGTCCTTGAGATGGTAATAATTCTTTATAGGCTTGTGCTTGAAATTGAGTTACAGCTTCTGATAGAAGTGGATGAGTTACAGATGCAGAGCCTTTAAAAGGTCTGGTCATTTCTGTGTGTTTGATTCCAAGAAGATCTAAATTATTAGTATAAGAAGTTTCCCAATCTTTTCTAGAGACCCTATCTTTTTTATAATCATCTAATAGCTGATTTGACATTCTTTGAAGAACGTCATCCGATAAATCTTCCGCAATATTTTTATAAAACTCTTCGGACTCACTTGCTACTTCTTCAAAAGTTTGCTCTTCTTCGCCTTCTAATTCAATATCTATATCTTTTTCTTCAGGAACATCATTTTCCTCAAGAATTGATTTGTCAATTTCAGCCATTTTAAAATTTAATAAAGTTTAGTTGGTTTCATTCCTTGTGTTGCCATTCCACCACCACGTGCTCTAATCATCTTACCTGTTTTTGCACCATCAAACATACCAAGTCCTGAATTCTTTTTTGTCATAGCATCTGCTTGGCTTTTAGTTTTAGGCATTAAAGGTGAAAGTTTTCCAGCATCTCTTCTTTTAATAACAATTTTTTTTATTTTTTTATTTGAAGATTTTACTTTATCTGCTTTTGCTTTAATCTCTCTTGGTAATGCATCTTTATCAACTTTTATTTTAAGCGGACCACCAGTCATTGTTTTTCCGTCCTCACCTGTCACATCTCTTACGTCTTCTTTACCAAGTCTTTGTGACGGTGACTTAGCTGATGCAGGTGCTCCTGTTGGTGCTCCTTTTTTACCCATCATTTTTGATGCAGTATATAATGCAGTACCAGCTAGTAACGCATTTTTTAATTTTTTGCTAAATTTTCCCATAAGGATCTCCTTTGATTAATAATATACGTATTTACGTTCTTTATAACTTTCAACCTCATCCTCGTCAGAATAAGTAGTTACAAAAGAACCTTGTCGATATCTTAACATAGCTTGGGTGGTGCTGTCCACATAATCGTCATGTTCTCCATGAGGAAAAGCTGCACACTCTTCTATGACTTCTTGGGCCCAATGTTCGTCTCTTGGGTAGTAAACTTGATCTGATTCAAATATTGGAGCGCAGGCGTTGACCCGTGAGTGTTTATCCTGTCCTCTTCCTGGAGTATAATCCATAACAGGAATACCCATTCTTCTTAGTTCTTGTAATAAACTTTGTCCACTAGCTTTAGCTTCTATAATAATTGTTTCTGGTTGCCAATACTTGTATTGATCTAAGGCTACCATTTTTAATTCTGGAAAATCCCATTTACCTCTAATGGCATCAATTAACATAATAGCATTGGGTCCTGATTCGTGAGGCGTGAATACTCCCCATGTAGTAATGGCTGAATAATCGGCAGTTTCTTTTTTACTGAATGCAGTATCATAAGATTGAATAACATGTTTTAAAGCAGGAAGATCCTTGGTCCACGGCTGCCACCATTCTCTTTTAAGAATTGCTCCTTCCTCTGATGTAGGATTTTGCATGTATTGAGCTGACCAGTTCCTAATGGATATGGACGCTTTAACTTTTTCTAATTCCTCCAGGTTCCAATATTCAGGCCACACGGGCACCGGATTTTCTTCACTACCTAAAAGAGCTGGAAAAGAAATTGTTTCCCATTGATCTGACTTAGGTTCATTTTGTGATTTTATTAATCTTCCTGTAAGATCATCTTCAGCCCATCGTGTCATTACAAGTACAATAGAGCCTCCAGGTTGTAGCCGTTGTCTGGGTCCCGAAAGGTACCAATCAAAAGTTCTTTCCATAGCTGAATCTGACATTGAGTCTTGCTCTGTGTGTGGATCATCAATAATCAATAAATCCGCACCACGACCTGTGATAGAACCCCCAACACCTGCTGCAAAGTATTCTCCACCTTGACTAGTCTCCCAACGTCCTTTTGCTTTACTATCTTCTCTTAGCCTAACATCTCCAAAAATTTGTTTATATTCCGCACTGTCAATTAAGTTTCTTACTTTAGCACCAAATCTTCCAGAAAGTTCTGCGTTGTGTGATACCTGCATAATTTTCATCTTAGGATTCTTTCCAATCATCCAGGCAGGGAAGTATATAGATGCAAATTCAGATTTAGTATGACGGGGTGGCATATTCACAATGAGCCTCCCTTTTTTATTTTTTGATATGTTAGTAAACTCGTGAGCAATATGCTGGTGATGGCCCCACTTATCTGGGTCCCCATCAGTTCTACATATAAAATCTGGCCATACATTTTTTACAAAATATAGAAAGTTGTCCTGACATAATTTTATATGTCTTAACCACACTTTTTCGAGTCTCTCTCTTAACTGATCTGTAGTTAATAAATCTGTATCGGTCATCTATATTTACTATACTCCCGGGTCCCCTTAAAAGATACCCCCTAATTCTACAGCGACCTACTACTTCTGTCTGTCATGTCAAGTAAAGGTAAAGTAAGTAAACTATTATAAAAAAACGGTAAAAAAATGATAAAGTAAAAATTTCGATTTTTGGATTTTGGCTGGTACCTCTATCGGGTACCTAGGCCCTAGGGCCTAGGCGGTAGCCTCTAGGCTTGTGCTTCCGTCTGTTGCTTAAGTCTTATTAAATCGTCAACCGTTCTTTTAATTCTTTTAACTAGATGAGCGAATAATTTTTCCTGTTCAGTTCTAAGGCTAAAGATATAATTATGATCTTCTACAAAGTTGGATATTCGAACGGCTACCCTCTCGGATACCGTTCCCCTGATCTTTATATCATAGCCCTTATATTTAAATGGTATCATAGTTAAATACCTAACTCGGAAACCTTGCGCCATTTAGCATCTATTAGATCTTGATCTTTACGTGCTCCGGGCGCTTCCGTCCAGTTACAAACCTTTAAAACGTATTGATCATAATTCGCCCCGAATTGTTGCATTTGATCCTCGGCCATTTGTTTCCCTTTTGCGTTCAAATGTTTGTAGGTTCTTAGATACTGAACGAATATATCGCCGGTTTTTGATGATATATTAATTGTTTGTTTTTTTGCTTTAATCATTTTTATATTCTCCGTTAGTTAAGTCCCATGATTATTCGATTTAATGGGATAATTATATATGACAAGTTGACGCATATAGTTTATAATCATTCTAAATTAAGAATATTAATAATAGTATTAAGCCCACTACACCAGGATAGAAGATTAAGACCCTAACAATAAAAGCCAAAAAATTATCTATCATGATGCAACCGCTTCTTTAAATTTCTTTTTGCCGTAGGTCTTCACCTTCTCAACTATCACGGTGGCCGTGTCCAGCTTATAGCATAACAGGCAATCCTTACACTTTTGACCAGTACAGTTTTGCTGGTCCTGGTGCAATGACTCATGAACGGTGTTAAATGTTTTATCAAAGTATTTAGGGACCGTCTTCAGGATGTGATTTATTTTTGGTGTTGAATAAACCAGGATAAAATTTTTAGGTTTCTCATGATCTTTAAAGTAAGCAGCTATAATATCATAACGTTTAGTCCATAGCGTAAAATTACAGTGCGGGTTTTTAATCGCAATGTTTATGTAATTAATTAAATTGATTTCATTAATTAATTCACCGTGAGCGTTGAACCTAAAAAAGGCGCTGTTGATTACAGGAAGCGCATCGGGATGCAGCACCTTCTTAGCGATTAAATCAGTGTTACGCTGAAGAGCCGGGGCCATATTTTTCCTAAACGTTTTTAACATTTCCTGCGAATAACAAAAGGTACAAATATTATTCGGATCTTTTTTATTATATTGTTTATTACAATATTCATTTGTTACCGTGTTGGTGTTGATGGCCTGGAAGCCTTCAAGCTTCCCCGTCATTTTACTTATATGTATCATTTTTTCCTTAGGTTAGTTTCTATCTCATTAACATGGGACGGCTTCAAGTGTCAACAAATCTTTTAATTATTTTTAAAATTAATAAGCAGCTGCCGGGCTTAACGGTCCACGGCTCAGGGCCTATTAGATAAAATTTATTTTATCTAATAGTATAAAGGGGAATAGGAACAAGGAAAAAGCCCACATACAATCTCAAAGTTTACGCACATATAAAGGGGAATAGGGGCAAGGAAAAAGCCCACATGCAATCTCAAAGTTTACGCATGTATAAAGGTTAATAAGGAAAAGGAAAAAGCCCACATGCAATCTCAAAGTTTACGCACAATAGAGATTAGGCTTGAGACGTGGTTATTGCGTCAAGAATTTTAAAGCGTCAATCAATTTTAAAGATGAATAAGCAAGGACAATGGCTCTCGGCTCACGAATCACGAAGACTTGATATTCTGAGAGACCTTTCAGCGAGAGGCTCTCTCGCAGGATAAATGAAACGCCACCATTTTTGTAATGAGTTAAATGCCAGTTGATTTGATACTTTGATAAACCTAAATTCTTGACATCATTGGACTTGAGCTCTATCCAAATACTTTTCTTATCTATCAACCAATAAACGTCTGGAATTCCATTGATTGTATTACTTTCTATGCGAAATAATTGACCTTTTAGCTTTAAATTTTTAATGCGTTTCCACAAATTACTCTCTGGTTTTTTCATTATGTTATTAAGTCAATAACATAAAAAAAGAGGCAACTCCAGTCTCCCTTTGTTGCCCCCTAATCAAGCTAATTGGTTGTCTGTGTTAATCCCAATTATCAAGAATTTTTAAGTTCTACTCATAACTCTCAGTGATAATGTAATACCACCAAGTGCCAACAAAAAGCCAATTTGGGTATCAAAAGTAAATAAAACTACGACACCTAAAAAGGCTATTGTAAAGCTGATTAATATTAAGAATATATGAAGTGCAATATCCATTATTTAACTATCTTTGTTTTAAGTTCAACGCTCTCACCCTCAACAATATATTGATCGTATAAGTGTGGGTATTTTTCTCTAAAAGATTTTAAATCAAACCTAGTAGTATTTTTTTTAGCTACTTCTATATAATATGATTTAGATTTATATTTGTTTATGATTGAACCACCAAGATTTTCAACAATTTCAAGTGCTTCCTCTTTTACATTTATCCATAGCTTATTATATGACTTTCTTTGGTCATTTAGCTCACATGCTTTGAATAGTTTAACATTTTCAATAGGTGAAAGTGTTTTTGTTTTTTTTAATTGTACCATTTTTTGTGTTGTCATTTAATTTACCTCTTTGTTATTGTTAGTTAAGGAATACCCTCACACGAAATATATTCAGAGGGCACTCCAATATCTTATGT